GCTGCGGTGGGGACGATGCTCGCGCCGCGCAGCGCCGCCAGCGTCTGGGGACCGGGAATACCGTCGATCTCCAGGCCGCCGTTCGCCTCCTGGAAGGCCTTAATCGCGTTGTACGTCTGCTCACCCAGGATGCCGTCCGCGCCGTCCTCGCCCAGATCGTAGCCACGAGCCAGGAGCTGGGTCTGGACTTCGCGCACGTAGTCCTCGCCGTAGCCGTTCGGGTTGTAGCCGGAACCGTGGCCGTAGGTGGACACACCGCCCGTGTCGGAACACGTGTAGCGCAGAACGCAGTCCCACGGGTAATCGTAGTAGGCCTTGACGTTGGTCTCGTTGGCCTGGTCGCCGGACTGGCCGCCCGCGATCTCGCCCCGCTCGTCAATCGAGGCCTGAGCGAGCAGACCGCCGCCCAGGTAGACGGCCACGTGGTTGGCGTGGTTGAGCAGGATGTCGCCGCGCTCCAGGTCGGTGTCGGGGTCGAGCATGTCCCAGCCGCGCGCGGTAAGCTCACGAGCCATATTGCCCGTGTAGGTGGCGTTGCCGGTGTCGAAGCCGCGTGCCTTCAGCACGCCGATAACGAGCGCGGAGCAATCCGTCTCGCCACCCACGCGCAGGTCCCAGCGGTTCCACTGGTCGTAACCCAGGTCCCCGTACTGGCACCACCACTGCATGTCATACGCGAAAGCGTCAATATCTGGCATGTTGTCAGTTCTCCTTCTTATCCTTGAGTGCCTGCCGGAGGGCAAACAGCAGGTTCTCGTCCGTCACGGCGGACAGGTCCTCGCCCACCTCGGGCGGGACCTTAGCCAACGCCAGGTATCGCTTCTCGAGCGCGTCTTCGTACACGTCAGCGATAGCCTGCTTGCCCGTGTTGTCGGCATTGGAGACGACGATGTTGCGCCATGCAGCCTCCACCTCGTTCTCCGTCATGCCCAGCGTCGCCGCCAGAGCCACGGCACGCTCCTTGAGTGCGGCATCCTTCGTCACCGCGATCAGCGCCCTGCTTGTTGCAGCCATGAAAAGCCCCCTTCTAGGCCTTGATAATGTAACCCACCGCATAAAACGGCGGGAGGTTGTTGTGCGGCTGGTTGCCACCCGCAGCCGCCGCGTCCAGGTAGCCGAGCTGACCAGACCCGGACCCCGCCGCGATAGCCCACTTGCCGCCCGAGCCTGCATCCGACCGCCAGATACCCACGCCGCCGAACCACGAGCTGTCGTAGCCCTGGCCGATCACCTTGTGGTTGTGGAAGGGCATCTCAGCGGTGGTCAGGGTGTGGGTCTCCTCGCCGCCCGTCTGCGCTCGCGGGTGGGAGGCAGACGACCCCATGAGGAACCGACCGCGCAGGTCCGGCACCAGGAAGTCCGCGCCCGTTCCCGTCGCGCCGAGGACCGCCGCGAGCGCCGGATACTGTGCCTTCTTGTAGGCGGTGCCGTCGCACAGGAGCCACCCGGCGGGAGCCTTCACGCCCGCGTAGGCGACGACTGTGCCCACCGGGGCGGAAGACCCGCCGTCGCCCGTCTGCGTCTCCCGGACGGTACCCAGCAGGTACAGGCGGCGGTTGACGCTGACCGTCCAGACGCGACGGCCCGTCTTCAGGTCGCCCGCGAAGTTGATCGGGTCGGCTGCGAGCGGGGTCGCGTCGCCGTCGAGCTGCACGCGCAGCGGGTCGGTACCAACCACGACCGCCCACCGGAAGACGGGAGCAAGGTCGAGGCGCGAGCGCAAGCCCGCCACCACATTCATGAGGTAGTCAAGGGTGGTCATAGGTCGGTCACCTCCAGGAGCTTAGTCTTCACGAGCGCGGTGGGGTCCAGCGTGTACTCGATCTCCTTCACCACGCCCTGCGCCGTGTGCCCCTGGCTAGAGAAGCCCGCCACCTGGTTGGGCTGCAATGGCACCGGCATGTGCTGGATCGTGATCGACGCGGACGGCGTGGACACGTCGATGAGGCGGCGGCTCGCCTGCGAGTCGATAGACTCCTGGTTAGCCGCCTCCACGCCCGTCTGGGTTTCCACGATCCACCGTCCGCGCGCCTGGAATGAGTAGGCGGACGCGGGGTCTTCGTTGGTCGCAACGCCCACCAGCGCCGCCTTATCCTGGCTACCCTCGGACACCAGAACCACCTTGTTGGGCACCGAGGCAGCGTCCAGTTCGCGCTCCCACTCGGGCAGGTGGATCGCCCTCGCGCCCTCCCGGAAGTCGTAGGCCACGCCGCGCGCCGCCGGACGCACGTAAGGGTCAAGATGGACCTGGCCCTCACCGTCCGGGTGCGCCGACCAATAGCCAGCCGCCGAAAGCAGCTCATTGGCGATAGTCAGCTTCGACTTGCCGGGATCGTACACGATGTCGGACGACGCGGTGGCCGTCGAGGGCGTGATGGATAGGCGATCTAGGCCGGTGTCGCGCAGCAGGCCCGCCGCCACGTCGACCAGGTTGCTCCCGGCCTTCACCGTATAGGTGCGGTCCACGCAATCAGCGTCCGGGAGGGCCAACGGGGACGACAGATCAACGTCCCATGTGGACCCCGCCTCACCGTAGGAGCGGGTGGGAGCCGACAGGAGGAACACCCCGAGGCCCCACGAGGAGCCAGACGTGGCGTAATCGACGCGCACCCGCTGAGTCATCCAGTCGATAGTCCCGCACGCCTCCGTCAGATGCAGGCTCCCAGACGCGCGCAGGCGCGTAGAGTTACTCAACGTGATATTCCCGCCGGTCACACCGTCCAGACGACGGACTACACGGTCCTTGGAGTCCAGGAGAGTGACCGTGTAATCCGCCTGCCTATGGGTGTCGAGGGCGCTCACTCGTCGGTCTCCTTCACCGTCCGCGCGAGCACGTCACGAGACAGCTCGATCAGGCCGCGACGGGTGATCAGAGACCCCCGGCCCTCCAGGAACCACAGGGCGCGAGAGTCCTCGTCCGCCTCCGTGGTGAGGACCTCAACGGAGACGGTCCACGCGCCAACCAGCGCGCCCTCCGGATACTTCTCCCTGATCAGCTCCGCGAGCGCATTTTCCACGCGGTCAAGCCGGTTACTCATGGTCCACCTCCTCGACCTCCAGCTTAACACTCCACTTGCCGGACAGCGCCCGGTCAGCGGTGAAGTCTTTGACCGAACAGTAAACGCGGCGGCCCATCGGGTCGCGGTAGAGGAACGGCCCGGCCATGTAGGACAGCTCCTCCAGCCGCTGGATCATCCAGAAGTCCTCATCGAACAGGGTCGCGGACAGGCTCAGGGTCTTGGTCCGGTGCCGCCCTGCCATCTCCACGGCGCGCTCGCGGCCCGCGAAACGGTACAGCTTGCGGTTCGCCAGCCCGGTTTTGCACGAGTGCAGCGGGTCCCACCGCAGGGGCACGGTGAAGCCGAAGTTCTGACCGCCACCAATCCACATAGCCCACGACTCCAGGACGATCTCCTCGGTCGTGACCGCCGACGAAGGAAGGTCCGACGTGGCGGTCACGCGGTACGCCGCCGCCCCATGACTGACCGACTGATAATCGAGCAACTGGCCGGACACCGGCAGGTCCTCCGTGATGACCGTCCACGTGCGCCCACCGTCGTCGGAGCGCTCCACCCTGTTGCGCACAGCGGCGGGCTTACCAGCCTCGGGGGCAGGATTCACCACGCGCACCCGCACGCAGCCCGCCAGGTCGTCCCACTCCGGGTACACGCGCGGGGCCGGAGGCTTCTCATAGGCGACCGCAAACGTCTGGTTGACGATGCGGGACTGCACGCCATGCGCGTTCGTCGCAACCACAACCACGCGGTAAGTGCGACCATTCTCCAGGTAGGTGTTCAGGCGGACGCGAGTCAGCGGGCCGCGCACCTCCTGCGTCTCCACAAGGTTGTTACCGCCCAGGTACAGCTCGACGCGGGCGCTCGACTGCGCCGGGCCACCCTGCGACGAGTACGACCACGCCACCTCCACGAACGAGGTCTTGACCGTCTGGGAGGGGGACTGGATCGACACGACGGGGCGCGGCTCGACGTAGAACGTCGCCCGGCGGGAGACGGGGGACGCATCCGCGTGCAGGCCCCAGGTCTTCACCCAATACTCGTATGTGCCGACCTGGAGTACTCCCACCGTCGCCTGCTGCTCGGTGGCGCGGCGGTCGAACGTCGGCCCCGGCGCACCCGTCGCCTTCTTCTGATACTGAAGGCTGTAACGAGTCTGCGGGCTGGAGTCCGTCGGATTATGCCGCCAGGTCAAAATCACTGGATCGTCCGACGGGAAATACACGCCGTCCGACGTCGGCTCGGGAGCGTTCGGGCGCGCCAGGAGCTGCACGACGTTGGACGGGGCCGACTTCGGGGACTCCACGGTCCCGCCCACGCAGACGACGCGGTACTGGTGGGTCACGTCGAGGCGCGGGTTGCGGTGCAGCAGGAAGGCCTCGTGGGTCTTGATCGTGGCCTTCGCAATCAGCGTGTTACCGTCGTAAACATCCCACCTGGTCGGAGTATAGGGAGCCTTGTTCTCCCACGTGATCAGAATGTCGCCGTCCGCGTTCTTCTCCGCCCGGACGTTGACAGGGGCGGGCGGAGTCGTGAACACCGGCTCCGCCTCGACGTAGGCCGAACCGCCCGCGCTGTTCTCCGACTTCACGCGGTACGTGTACTTGTGCCCGGCGGTCACGTTGAAGGTGGCGAGCGAGACCGCATTTTTGACCGGGGCGACAACTTCCCAGTCCGCGGACTCGTCAACACGACGTTCCACCACGTAGTTGTCGATAGGGTTGGACTCGCCCTGGGGCGGCGCGATCCAGTCAACCGTGATCTGAGAGTCGTTCACGCGGGTGGCGTGGGCGACCGTCGGAGCGTTCGGAACATTGACCGGACGTGCGGGCAGCGTCAGGTAGTTTTCTACCGCCGGGTTGCCGCCGTTCCAGATCGGCCCGAGGCTCGCGCCGATGCCAATCGTCGTTTCCTGACCGTACTTCAGCGGGACGTTGAAGCTCCACTGCGACAGTTGCTTGTAGACCGTCTGGCCGTAGCCGGACGAGAAGCTAAACGCCTCGGAGCCTTCGCCCGAGTAGCCCCACCAGCGCCAACGGTTAGTCCAATTGTGGCCGTACCCATCGGAGCAGGCGGTCACGGTCGCCGTGACCGTGACCGACCCGCTGGCGGGGTCGCCGGACCAGTCCAGGGCAATGCCAATGAACATGTAGCCGCTAGATGCTGACCATACGGTAGCCATACGCTGACCGTCCCTTCCTGTTAGAAGCCTGCGCCGAGGAGATCACGGGCGCGCGTGCGAGAAGCCGGAGCCAACGCATCATTCACCGCGCCCCTGGCCGCCACCCTCATGCGTGCCATCAGCTGGCCGTCCTCGTCCACGACCACCAGCGTATCCGGCCCGCCCGCCTGAGCCGCGCGGTTCTGGAGCGCGTCCCACTGGCCGGAGGTGAACACCGGCTCCGGCCTGCCGGTCTTGTTCAGGACGGTGGTGAGGCCGGGCTGGAGATAGCCCCCGTTGTCGAACTTGTAGGTGCCCGCCGTGGGGGACCCCCAGATGCCCGTTTCGCGCACGAAAGCGCCGGGCTTCGGGGCCTCCACCATCATGCCGTTACCAGACGAGATAGCGACGTGCCAGGCCGGGTTGCCCCAGTACAGGAGCGTGCCGGGCACGCTGGCGTTGCCCGCGCTGGAGCCAGACTGGTAGCCCGCCGCCGTCAGACGCGGGATCGAACTGCCCATCTGGTGAGCGGCCCAGTACACGAGGCCGGAGCAGTCGAGGCCCGGCGGGATAGAGCTACCACCCCACACGTAGGGCACGCCGATGGCCTTGCGGGCGGCGTTGACGATGCCGACCGCGCCCATAGTCTCCGTCTTGCCCTTCAGCCAGTTGGCGAAACCGTCAACCCAGATGCCGGGGACGGCCCGCATGGAGTCCGAGATCATGCCCGAGCCGGGGAGGTTGGCCATCATGGCGTTGACCGGGGCCTTGATGAAGTTTGCCACGGCCCCGATGGGGTCCGCGATGATCTTCCCCATCGTGTCGGCTGCGTCCTTGATCCAGTCCCAGCCGCCCTTCACCGCGCCCCAGATACCACCGTTCGCGTAAGCAGCGAACTTCACGCCCGTGTCGCCGCCGGGGATGTAGGAGGAGTGAGCGCGGGCGGCGGCGTTCATACGCGCCACAGCCTCGGGGCCACCTACTGCGCGCACCCACTCGGGGCGCATGATGGCCTCGCCGCCGGACAGGGCGAGCGCGCCGCCACCATCCGGGGAGAAGAAGTGGTAGATGTCCCGGCCCGGCGTGTAGCCAGGCAGGACACCACCCGAGGCGTACTCAGCGATAGGCGAGACCGCCGGGAGACGGAAGGACAGGCCGAGCTTGTCAGCCATCGAGTCTGCCGTCTTCTTGATACCGCTGGTGTACACGGTGTTGATGATGAAGTTGATGGGCTTGGCGACCACGGACTTGACCGAGTTCCAGATGTTCGCCACACTGTCCTTCATCGACTGGAAGGCCGACTGGATGCCGCCCGTCACCGTCGAAATGATCGACGTGAGCGTGCCGCTCATCCAGGTTGCCACGTTGTTGATCGAGGTCTTAATGCCGTCCCAGATCGACGTGATGGCCGTCCAGAGTGCCTGCGCCCCGGCCTTGATGTTCTCCCACACGGTCGAGATCACGGGCAGGACGTAGGACTGGAACCAGCCCGTCACCGTCTGCACCGTCGTCTGGATGCCCGTCCACACGGCCTGGATACCGTTCCACAGAAGCTCCGCGCCCGCCTTGATGCCCTCCCACACGGCGGTGATCACCGGAAGGACGTAGGACTGGAACAGATCAGCGGCCACCTGCACGCACGTCTGGATATAGTTCCAGTACGCCTGGATGCCGTCCCACAGGAGGCCCGCCCCGGCCTTAATGCCATCCCACACGGCGACGATCACCGGGAGGACGTAGGCCGTGAAGAAGTCCGCCACCGTCTGCACCGCCGACTGGATGCCCGCCCAGGCCGCCTGCAGGTACTCCCACAGGGTGGCGACACCCGTCTTGATGCCTTCCCACGCTGTCTGGATGTAGGGCCAGACATACGTGACAATGAAGTCGGCAATCCCCTGGAGGACGGCCTTCCACGCCTCGATATACAGGGCGATAGCAGTCACCACGACCCACACGGCGACCTTGATACCCTCCCACACCGACTCAAAAACAGGCAGGAGGTAAGTCTTAAACCAGTCGATCACCGAGCCAACCGCGCTCTTGATGCCCGCCCACATGCCGTCAATGAAGTTCCTGAACGTCTCGCTCTTGTTGTAGGCGACGACGAAGGCCGCGACCAGCGCGCCAATAGCCACGACAATCAGACCGATCGGGTTGGCATCCATAGCGGCGTTGAGGAGCCACTGCGCGGCGGTGTACGCGCCCGTGGCGACCTTACCCGCCACCATGGCCCCCTTCTGAGCCACCCAGGCGGCGGTCGTGCGACCGACCTGCACGCCCTGCTGGACGATGGACTTCAGGAAGTCTCCCGCATACATGGCCTTCAGGGCGACGGTCTCCGCGAGGTCCCCGGCCTTGGCGACCTTCGCCGCCGTCCACGCCGACACCTGACCCCACACCTGGGTGGTCAGGGCGACAAGGCTCATGGTTCCCGTGACCGTCTTCCAGGCGATAAAGCCGCCAACGACGGACTCAAGGATGACCTTGTTCTGCACAAGCGCGCCGAAGAACGACCCCAGCACACCCCAGAACGGCGAGGACACAACGCTACCCAGGAAGTTCGCCACGCCGGGAATCACCGTCGTAGACAGGAAGCCCCAAATGTCCATGACATTATCCCTGACCGATAGGATAAAGTCGATAAGACCCGAGTCCTCCTCGACCCCGAAGAAGTTACCGTCGAAGTTGCCGTTAACCGCGAGGTCAAAGAACGACTGCACGCCAGGGACGAGCGTCCCAGTCACCCAGTTGTACAGGTCCAGGCCGGTGTCCTTGATCGTGGTCAGCGCCGTGATGACCCCCGAGTCCGACGCGAGACCGAACAAATTCCCATCGTAGGAACCGGTGGTTACCAGCGTCCAGATCGACTCCAAAGCGGGGAACAGGCTCCCGTTAATCCAGCCGAAGGCAGCGGACGCGCCCTCAGCCACCACACCCATGAAGTCGGTCAGGGCGGGCTTGATGCGGTCCACGATCTCCATACCGCCTGTGACGAGCGCGGCCTGGAGGTTGCCCCACGCGCCCTCAATCGTACTGGTAGAAGTTGCCGCCTCGCGGGCAACGTCGGTGAAGCCAAGGTCCAGAATCGCCTGGTTGAATTCCTGGGCGGTAATCTCGCCCTTCGCCATGGCATCCCTGAAGTTTCCGGTGTAGGCACCGTTCTTCTCCAGGGCCTCCTGGAGCTTGCCGGACGCGCCCGGAATCGCGTCCGCCAGCTGATTCCAGTTCTCGGTGGTCAGTTTTCCCTGACCAGCCGTCTGGGTGAGAACCATGCCGACCGACTTGAAGGTTTCCGCGTTGCCGCCCGCGACGGCGTTCAGGTTACCCGCCGCCTCCGCAAGCTGGTCGTAGCCTTCCACGCCGTTCGCGGCGAGCTGGGCCGTAATGTTCTGGATGTCGGAAAGCTCGTACACGGTGTCGTCCGCGTACTTCTTTGTACTAGCGGTCAGCTTCTCGATCTCGTCCGACGCGACACCTGCGAAGGACAGCGTGTTCTTGAATTTGTCGGTCGCGTCGCTGGCCGCCAGCGCCTCGCGCGCAACGTCGGCAAAGCCAACCACTGCACCGATAGCGCCCATAGCGCCGAGGGCGAGCGCACCGGCCTTGGCCGCGCTCTTGAAAGCACCGCCAAGGCCAGACTCGATCTTCTTCTCAGCGGGCTTGGTGTCGACGTCGCCCAGCTCCTTGCGGACGGAATCGTTCAGGCCCTTCAGGGACGGCGCGATCTGAATCCACGCCGTGCCCAGGCTAAAGCCGTTTTCCGCCACGTCAAGCTCCTAACTGTGCGCCGCGACCCACCGTCGCGCCCGTTCCTCACGCCTCTGGGCCTCTGCCTCCGCCCGCTCGAACCAGCCAGGCTCAGGCGGGGCGACCGGCTTGGGCACGTCACCCTTCTTGCCACCCAGGGACGTAATGATTATACCCTCCAGACGGTGGTTAGCGGCGAAGGTCGCCGCAACCTCGTCCGTCCAGGCCGCCGCCCCTCCCATGCGTTTACGGAGCAGCGACCCGGAGGGCAGGTTGTCGATCAGCACCTTGACACGACGCAGCGACAGGCCGCCGGTGAAAACCTCCGTCAGGTCAAGGTTGTAGGTCATCTGGAAGTCGGCCTCCAGCACCTCCCAGTTGTCCTCCAGGAAGTGCCCGAGGCCGATCAGTTTCCCTGGCGGAGGGCCTGGAAAACCGACTGGGTGAATTCCACGACCTTAGAGTAACGGAGCTTACCGGACTCCTCGCGGAGGGAGGTCAGCGCGGCTTCGCGCTCGTCGTCGTCCGGGATGAGGAGGGCCAGCATAGGACGGTAGTCGCCCTCCTCCATTGCCACCATAGCGTCGAAGTCATCGACGTTCACAGGGTCCACGTCAAGGGCAATGCCCATCACCTCGACGTGAACGGGCTGGGGTGCTCCGGTGTCGCGCTTGGCCTGGGCCTCGCGGCGCGCCAGTTCGGCGGCGGAGGGTGCCTTGGTGGCCTTGCGGGCGGCGGGCTTACGGGCGGTGGTGGTCTTGGTAGCCATGATGATCTGTTCTCCTAAAATAGGCTATCGGTTAATTTGTCTGTTCT